AGCACACGCACCGTCTGTCCCTTCTGGTCTAACCGAGACCCAGCTTTCATTACAGGAGAAAGCACTTCTCCCCACCGCAGCCGCCAGGGAGTTACTTCCTTGAAGGCGTGTCACTTACACGCATCTCAACACCACCCCATCCAAGCATAGCTCGGGGATTGTCTCGCCTAAGAGGCATTGGGGAGGTCCAAAAGAAAAGGATTTGCGCGGACGTCGATTTATCCTGTAGTAGGTTTCAAGACCGGGTTGTTCATCTACCCACTCGCTCCCGTCTGGAACGAGAAGATGGGCATGGAGTCGTGTCAAGCCCTCAAGAACCGGGGCAAGCCATAACCTCCGCCAACCTACTACAGATCGAGTGATCCTGTACTGTGATCTCATTTTTTTATCGGCCACGTGGGGCCTTTTTTCTTCTATTGGTAGTACAGGTACACCTATCCACTCGTTAACGCAGCTACGTACCACCTCTTCGTTCGCCTCTCGGATTTCCGATTCAATAGCTGGATTGCTAAAAATCGGTGGCCCGTAGACAAAAGGCAACTTCCTCTCGGTCCCCTGCGAGCTTACTGGACACTGGTCTGCGTCCAACAAGCCACGGAACCAAGCTTTTTTCACTAGGAAGTTCCACCAACGGTGAGGTACCGTTTGCAGCGGAAGGGGGGCGCGGCGAAGAAGGCGTCTTACCTCGCGGCATGTCAAAACGTATGCAGCGGTTGAAAACTTGACCTGCCGGCATAGGTCAAAGAGAGGAGTTGCGAGTGTGTCGATAGGCTGCTTCCACGAGTCTGAACCAAGGAACCCAAAGCACAGTTTCTTCACAAGCCGATCCTTCCGATAATGGAAGGTCTGCGAGTTTAGATCCCCGTACTCTGCGGATCTCATGGTCTTCGACTGGTTAATGACAAATCCGACCTCTTTGGTCGAGAAAAGCCAAGCATGGAAGAGCCCGTCACACCCCTTGAAGAGTATGTCGTCGCCGTTGAGGAGGCATGGATGGGATCGGTCGTAACCTACGAGGTCACGCGCGCGCTCAAAGCAAATCCGATTAAGGATACAAAGAACTACGAACGATCCCAAGTTGCCCATCATGCTCCCACGTACAACATCCTTCCTGCCCTCCTTCTCCAACTCTACCCAACAGTCTCTGAAGCTGGACACAAGCAGCTTCGCCTTCTCTTCTGGTAGGGACTCAGCCATCACCTCTACAACTGCTAGGACGGCGTCTTTATTCAAGTTATCAGTAGACGCCTCGTAGTCCCCAGAGATGTAGTTATGGCCAGGTGCCAAGAGACCGAGCGAGCGAAAACGTTCATCCGTGACGTCGCCACGTACTAACCAGTCATACTGGGATAGCTTGTTGTAAGCCTGCTCGTGGACAGGACGAAGCTCACGCTTCATCGTTGCCCCCTGCATGGTCACTACACGCAACTTCCCTTTTGACTTCGCGGTTCCTACGCGGCAACCTGTTGTCCCGTAATCCTCGTTCGCGAAGAAGGCCTGAGCAAAACCGATGGTTTCCGGCTCTTTTGCCCCCGGAGGGGCAACCGAAAGAGTACCACCGTGGCCTCTCTTCATCTCTAAACACCCCTGCTGGTCAGGCACGTAAGTTCCTTCCCTTTCACCCTTCCACCACTTTCGGCCGAGGATACGCCGTGTCCGGCGTTTGATATCGACAATCACATGGGGGGCAGTAAACTGCTCCTCGCCACACGCTCTTGCCGCCCAAGCTTTCGTGGCCTCAGACGCCAAAGCCTTATCACAAACGCGGCAGGGTTCATCGAATAACGTCTTGGACCCCTTGAAGGCCCCCGAAAGACGGTGATAATTCTCACCCCGCTTTGTCAGTAACTGCTCTGACGTCCACTCTTTCCACCTCTTCTGCAAGTCCCCGCAGCCAATCGGTACATCCACGGTGAAGGTCCGCCTAAGTAGGCCTTCCCGTCTCAGTACCTCGGTTACGAGGAGCAGTGTCTTGACCGTGCGTTGTGCAGAAGCACACGCGACGCGAGCACACTGTTGCAGT